GGTGACTGCAGTGCCAGAGATCGCAGTGTCCCAGCACTTGACTAAGACTTCTTGGGTGTTCAGCCCATGGGTCGCTGACGTGGTAGCCCAACCGCGACGCGTCCAGGTATGCGCCCCAGCTCCGCCCCCAGACTCAGTCACCGTGGCCGTAGACGTGAGCAGCGACACCGTGAAGGTGTCGGCGGTGGGCACAGTCTTGACTCGGTACAGCGTTCCAGTGCTAAAGCCCGTAGGCAGGGTTCCCGACGTCCCGAACTCGACGATGTCGTCCACCGCGAGCCCGTGCGCGGTGTCCGTGATCGTCGAGCCCGAGATGGAGGTAATCGCCTGCGCCCCGGTCTGGGTCACGCTTCGGTGGTAGATCGAGCCTGCGGTAGTCGGTACGTCACTGTACTGCACCAGCGCCTGGGTGTCTTCCGGGATAGTATAGGTAAAGTCCACATCGAACGTAGTGGTATTGATAGCGGTAGCATCGACCAGCGACGGATAGACATCGCCGCCCTCTACTGACAGCAGTACCGGCCAAAACTCCGTCGAGGTCCGGCCGTGGACTGCGCCACTTACCGTGGCCGTGCCACTCGGGGAGATCAGGGACAGCTGTGAGAACACTGACCACGTAGGGTACCAGTGACTGGACTCAGCGGTAGTGAAGTCCCCCCCGTTCACTCCAGGAGTGTCACCAAGCGTAGCATTAGACAGCTTACCGCTAACTATAATAGCCGACTGGGCCTTGTTAGTGACGTCCGTCCCGCCCGGCAGCGTAAACAGCAGCTGGGTCCCAGAATGTTCTACCGCGAGGACCCGGAACGGCAGCCAGCCGTAGAGGCCCTCGTAGCCTTTGCGGGTCGAGAGCTTGCCACTAGAGCTGGTGTCAAGATTCTGGAGGTCTTCCGCACTGCCGTCCGGCAGCGCCGTCTTCGGGGCGTGGGTGTCAATGCCCCGGGCCAAGTCACGTCGGGTGACGTAGACGTAAGGCAACGCCATGGCTTACCCTCGGTACTTGGACTGGAGCGAGGTGCGGGTCCCGCCCCAGTAAGGATTCCTGCGCTGGACTCGCTTAGTGCCCGGCCGCCCAGCCCAGAGCGTGTCTAGGTCTTGTTCGATTTGCTGGAGGCGATCGCGCTCTTGGGTGATGTCTTCGCCCACTTTGCGCTTCAGCTCCACCACCGCCGAGTGGATGAGGTAGTCGGCCACGTCCTGGGCCAGGGGCGGCACGCAGGACCCAGCCGCGGAGCACACATAGTCGTCTTGGGCCGGGTACTCGTAGGCGGCCGCTTCGATCTCAGCTTGAGTCTGCTGCCCGTCGATGACAGCCTGACCATAGGCCGTGGAGCGGGTGGGGGTACCTACGTCAATGTAGGTGCCTCCCACCGCGGTCGTCTGGTACGTCCCCAGGACGGCTCCTGACAGCGGATCGATGACGTTCACGAACGCGGCGAAGCTGGTCGTGCTGGTGCTGAGGTCGTCGCCTACGGTATTGAGGTAGAGCCGGGTGTCCGTGCCGGTCCCGCCCTCAGTCACCGAGTCGATAAGCCCTTGGGACACTACCAGCTCAGGCAGCCGACGCTGGTAGCGAATCCGGAGGGTGCTGCCGGAAGCTCTAGGGAACAGGTGCAGTTCCCGGCCCTGCTGTGCCCAGTACTGCGGCTGGGCAGCCGAGGCATTGGTGTCTTCCTGGATGATCTGACTCAGCTTGACCGGGGTCAGGGATTCCCAGAGGTTGGCACCCAGCTGGACGTCTACCGAGTTTACAATCCACCCATACGCTGCCGCCGGGACCGGCGTGGTGCGGCCGGAGACTCCGGAGACCTCCAGCTCTGCACGGAACAGATCCGGCCACCGCTTAGCTGCCACCCGCTGCAGCCGCAGCTGCGAGCGGTTCAGGGCTTGCAGGATAGCCGCGTTGCTAATGTCCGACGTCTCGTCCTCGTCGATGCTTACGCGGACATGCGAAAGGAGGTCGTCGGTAGTACGCATTTAACCCTCAGTTAGATCCAGGGCCTTGCACGGGCTCGGTCGCAGGCACGAAAGCTTCGGGGTCGATCGGCTCAGGCACCCAGGCCTCTCCGTTCCAGACCCACTCATTGCCCTCGCCCGGGTCTTGGGTCGGCATCGGTCCCCGGGCGCGGACGCTGCGGATCGGCGCTTTGGGATCAGTAGGTACCATTGATGTCCTCAGGGATGTCTACACCAGACAGGTCCGGCGCGGGCAACTCAGACATCTTGGGCTTCTTGCGCTTCGGCTTGAGGCGGTCCGGGGCCTTGCCCGGCTCGATGTCCGCCGGGACCCGGAGGTCGGCATCAAACGCATTCGGATCCGGCTCTTCCGCCTCTGCAGGCGCCTCGACGTTGGCAGCGAGCTGGTCCATGAGCGGCTCGTCGGACAGCTCGGGGTACTTAGCCCGGAGCTTAGCGAGGATGCCAGACAAGTTCTGTCCAGCCTTCGGGGTGTCGTCCATGGTCATCTGGTCTTCAGGAAGCATTGGTGCCTCATTGAGTAACGTAGTTAAACCACCAGGTGCCCAGTGCCCCGGCGATGCCTAGTGCGATAGCGGTAGAGATCTTGAGGTGGCCTCGGATGAACTCAATGGCGACCTCGGCTTTTGAGAGCCGCTCCAGGTGGGAGTCGATCTTGGTCTCCAGGCGATCGAAGCGGGAGTCTACATGCGCCTTTAGCTGCTCCGTATCCATTAGCGGACTCTCCTCGCTGAGATCCGTCCATATGCTGAGCAGGTTCCCCCAGTAAAGTCAGCCCGCGCATTGAGGTAATAGGAGGTAGTAGAGGATATGGATACGCGATACGCTGGTATGGCGGCACTACTATTCCACCCAGAAGCAGGCATCATTCCAGCAGTGCCCTCTACATAGGAGTCACCCAGCCCTCCCGTCCCTCCGATAAAGGATGTAGTATTCGTCCCTATCCCGGCTTGAAAACCAGAGCCTCCCGTGGGCGCGCCAGTAAAGCCTATGATCGCAGAGATATCCCAGTCTCCCGCACTCAGGGAGATCGACGCAAGGTCCTCAATAGTGCCAGTCACTAGCGCATCTGCGGAAGCAAAGGGCACAGTAGCATAAACATACTCTCCGACCGCGCCCGTCTCAGCCGAGTCATTCGTGTTCGTTCCAGGCACCTGCCCAGCTTTCACGAGCCCTAGGCTAGACTGTGTGGCTTTTCCAAACCCCACCGCGGCGCCGGCCTTGGCCTTAACTAGCCGCCAGTATGTCCCGCTTGCCCAGTTTGTGGCTGTGCCATCGTGGGCGACATAGCGATATTGGCCGAAAGTTACTGATGTTCTATTCGACGCCGGAGGCGTGTTTATCCGAACCCCGGAGCCGTCGTCTACGGCCCCGCTGGTGCCTAGGATGAACGTCGTAAACGCCGCTGCATCGATCCATTCGGTGCGGTTGTAGCTAAATTGAAGCGAGATTACATCTGTAGACTGCACTGGCGTCGGCCACACAACGTACTTAGTACGTGCGACTGTCGCCAGAGCTACTAGCTCCGCGCCCGCGGGCGAGTTTATCGAATTCGTACCCGAAGTGTCATCGGCATCACCTGCGGTATTCGCCCCATACTCCACGTCATTCTGCGCGACGTTCAGCGTGCCGGAACCGGCCCACTCGGCAATAGGTACTGTGAATTCCAGCGTAACGAAATCGCCACTGGCGAAGGTAAATGGCGCTGCCTGGGTGACCGTCGTTTGGACCACTACACCACTGGCGGCATCGTCTAGGTACGAAACGCCCACGGCCGACGTGCTACTGTACTTAACAACAGCAGGATAGGTGTTGATCCCGGTATCAGAGACGTAAGCGCGCCCGAGTATGTTATCGCTCGTGCTGTTGACGAGCGCCGTAGTATCAATCGTGTGGTCGGTCGGCAGGTTTACCGTCAGCGCGGCGCTAGTCGGCGCGCCGGAAACGGCAACCTTGACCGACACATCCATGTTACCGCCAACCCGTCGCCATTTTCCGGTATACGTCGTGTTCGCCAACCAAGAACCGGTTGGCGTGTAACTCAGCCACTCCGTCACCACCGCGCCCTGCGGCTGGGTGCCGGGGCCGACCACCACGTCCGAGATCGTGATGCCGCCGTTGTCAGACATGTCCCCGGTGGCGCGGATGACCAGCGACAGCGTGGCGGTGCTGCCGGTGTCGAAGCTGGTCGTAAACACCCCGTCGGCTGCTGGGATCTCGGTAGTGACCGGCGTAGCCACCGCAGTGGTGCGGTCGGCTTGGGTGGTGATGATCACCGCCAGCTGTCCGGCGGTGTAGGTACCGGTTGTCTTCTGGGACCACTGAATCTTTAGTTTCTTGTTCAGATCTACGTCATCGAGCGTGAAGTCGTAGTAGACGTAGGTAGACGTCGATTGGGTCTGGCTAGCCGTTGCAGTGATCTTAACGCCCGAGCCGGTAGTGTACTCCCGGGGCAGGTCCGCAGCCGTCGTAGTTCTAGCCACGGTAAGGTGGCTGACGGCTGTCCAGCCGGTGATGGCCGTGGCGGCGCTGGGGTTCTCGATGTAGTTCTTCTCACCAGACCCAGCGCCGGAGCCCACAGCACTCCAGGTAGAGCCGTTGTTCACCATCAGCGAACCGCTGGTGGTGTCATAGGCGAGGGTAGCTTCCTTGTCGGTCAGCCCGTCCAGCGTCGTAAACGCGGCCTTGGGCACCGTGAGGCGACTGGTGTCGGAGGCCGTACCGCCGTCGTAGTCTTTGTTGGTGAAGACCTCGGCGCCTGCTTTGGTGGCCAAGGTGCCCGTCGTGGGCAGGGTGACGTTGGTGACCCCAGTAGTGGTCAGCGTCAGGGCATTCGCCCCGGACGTGGTAAAGGCCGCAGCGGTGGTGAGGGTGCCGCCGAGGTCCACGTTGCCTTGGAGCTTCACCGTCCGGGCGGCATTTACGACGTCCAGCGTCAAGGTGCGCCCAGCGCTGAGCGGCGTACTAGACGTCGCCGCCAGCGTCAGGTCGAAGGCTGCAGACGTGTCTCGGATGCTGAGCGCCGTCAGGGAGTCCGCCGTGCCTGCGTTGATGTCCGGGGTCGTCAGGATCGGCGAGACCAGCGTAGGCGACGTATCGAACACCAGCTTCTGGGACGTAGTGCCGGTAGTCCCCGTAGCTGCAGCGAGGTAGTTGACTTGGGTCGCGGTGGCAGTGATCGCGACCGCTTCGTTCAGCTTGGGGCTGGTGAGTGTCTTGTTGGTGAGCGTCTGGGTGGCGGCGAGCAGCACTACGGTGTCTGACGCCACGTCCGGAAACGTAAAGATCCGCGCCGCAGACGGCGTAGTCACCGCCAAGGTCACGGTGTTGGCCGCACCCTCTAGGAGGACCAGGGTCGAGGCGCTCGACTTGAGGGTGCCACGGGCGTAGTTTAAGGACACGGAGTACCCCTCGGCAGGAGGACCTCCCTGCGGGTTAGCACAGGGAGGTCCGGTAGCTTAGGCGAAGTCGTACTTGTAGAACTCAACCGCGAAGTACACGCGCCCAGCGGTAGCCGCCGCGCCCGCGATCACGAGCTTGAGTTCGCCCGTGGTGCCGATCTGGAGGCCTTCCACCGCGCCGTCCAGGGGGACGTCCACGACCGCACTGCCCGAGAGGTCAGCGCCTGCCGCGTTGTACGCCGTGGCGGTGTTGAGGTCGGTAGAGCCACACTGGAGCTTGTAGGTCATGGCCCCGCCGCTGGTAACCGAGGCCCGGGGGTACGCCCAGACGTTGGTCACAATGCAGCCTTGCGGGATCTTGACGTTGAACGCAATCGTGCCAACCGCGCCGCCATCCTCATCGAAGTTCCACTCGGCCTTGGCGACTTGCTTGGCGCCGAGGTCGAGGACCCCAGCTTCGCGTTTGTTGCAGCGGTCCCCGGACAGCCGGGCACCTTCAGTACGGGTAGGACTTTGCACGTTGTTTCTCCTCTGCGTGCGTTGGGGAAGAGTGAGGGCCTTCCACCCTCTCGACCGTTACCTGCACGGCTAGGCACTTCCCTGGAATTAGACCGAGAAGTTCTCGATCGCGATGATCGCCGCCGGGTGCTTACACACCACAACCGCCGAGCCTTCCATGTAGGACTTCACGGTCCGGGTGTTGAGCCCGTCGCCGTTGATGCCCATGTGGAACTTCTGGCCTTTGTTGACCTCGACAACCTCGAAGTCTTTGCCATGGAACTCAAGGACTTCCTTGGACTCCGGCAGGATCCAGATCCGCTTCTTCGACACAAACTCGTCCGTGACGAACTCCACGAAGTCTTGCTGGTGCTGGTAGCCAAGCGACTTGAAGCCGCGGTTGCCCGGGTCGCCCACCTGGAAGCGGCGGTCAGTCTCGTTCGCCTCGACGAGCGCGTCGTAGACGGTGTCGAACATGAACGCCTGCTTGTACTTGTAGCGGCCCTTGCCCGCACGACGCTTGGCCTTGGAGAGCGCCGACTGGAAGTGCGACGGGTCGATGGCCGCCCCGCTCGCGTCTTTCCAGCTACCCGCCAAGGTGCCCGACATGGTGAGGCCGTTCACGACCCGGCCGTCGTCCGCCGCGAGGGACTCAAGGCCGACGATACACTCCGACGCCGTGCCGTAGTCCGACACCGCGCCCGAGTAGTCGTTCGGCGTAGTGCCGAAGCGGTAGATATAGTCGCCGTCCGACAGCGTGCCCGCACCCGTGATATCAGTCAGGGCCACGCCCGCAGACGTCCGCCACGACAGCGTGATCGTGTCGGTGTCCGCATTCACACTCTCGACTTGGTAGTACGCGCCGTCCGCGCCCGTGTTCGCCGCGTCTTGCGCTGCGCCTGCGGTGGAGGCAAACTTGACCTTGTCGCCTTCCATGAACCAGCCGATGTGGGAGCGCCCGGCCGCCGCGTTAGTCGTATCGAGAACGACCGTGATGAGCGTGGCCGACGTCGAAGGAGTGCCTTCAATCACGCCGATGACACCCGAGCCGTCGCCCATCGTCTGGGCCGACATCACGCGCGCCGAGGCAATCGCCTTGGCATCCAGCTCTTCCGTGAGGGGATCCGCGTACTGGACGAGGTCGTTACCGGTCCGGCCGAGGAGCGACTTCGGGACCGAGATCGTGACGCCGAAGTCCTTGTACTGCGCCGAGGCCTCCTGGAGGTCCGACCGCTGGGCCGCCGGGTAGGCGCCTTCATCGATCGCGAGCGACTGCACCGCGCCCGGGCCGTAGCCCGTACGGAGCAGGTACTTGAGGCTGCGGCCTTCGGCCCCACGGGCGCGGAGCTTGAGGAAGTACTTCCAGAGGTCCGACTGGGTGGCGAGGTTGTTGTAGACGCCGTTCGACTGATAAATCTTCAGGAACGACGCGAGGTCGAGGTTCGAGGTATTAGCTACCGCTGTAAAAGCCATGGACTAACCTTTCATCCGCGCCCGACAAGGCGCTTCAAGAGATCTTTGGAGGAACGCCCGTCCCAACCACTGAGATCGGGCGTTGCTTTCGGGTAGCGCTCGGTGGCGACTACCTGGGCGGCAGACTTAGCGTCCGCCTTCTTTTGTTCCATCACTTTGGTGACGCGCTCTTCCACTTGGCGCGTCAGCCCAGTTTGGAGGACTTTAGCATTGTCGGCAAACACCCGCGCCACCATGGCGTCGTTGATCGGCTGACCAGACTCTGCTTGGTCTTCCAGCTCAGACCACGCCAGCCGCCACAGCTTTTGGTTCAGGGCATGGGCTTGGTCCGAGTCTTTAACGTAACCACGGAAGTCGTGCTGCTGGAGGGCACGCGTCCCGATCGTGTGGAGACGATCGGTCTCGATCTTGGACTCCAAGGCTTCGAGGCGTTCGGTTGCTGCCCGAACGCGAGCTTCAGCCTCTTCATCTTTGAATCGTTGCGTGCGCTCTCGGCGGCTGCCTTCGATGGCAGCTCGACGCTCGGGGTCGCCCGAGGTGTAGTCGTCGAACTCTTGCGCCATCGAGGCTACGAACTTCTGGTAGGCTTCATCACCTAGGGCTTTACGAACTGCTTGCTCGTAGTGCCCGCGCTGTGCCAGCGCTTGTACTGACTCCGTTGCCGACGCCTTGCCCCGGACCTGCTCGATCTCGGCTTTCAGCCGGGCCAGCTCCTTAGCGGCGTCGTCGCGCTCCTGCTTCCACTTACCAGCGCCGAGGCCCATGGCAAGCGTTTGCTTGAGACGCTCGTTGTCAGCACTCAGCTCGAACTCATGCTCGCCCTTCGCACCTTTGACCTTGAGCTTGGTCGGGGCTGCCGACGGCGCAGGGACTGCAGGGGCTTCGGTAGCATCTGCCTGGGGCTTGTCGTCCCAGGTATCGAGCGCTGGGGCCGCCTCGACCGGCGCCTCAGACCCCTGGGCTACAGGGGCCTCCGGCGTAGCCAAAGCCTCTGCCACAGCCTCCTTGGCCGACGTGGCAAAGTCATTCCCAGCATCAAACGGCGTAGACATCTTAGGCTCCTTTAGCGCCCAGGGCGGACCCTGGGTAGCTATCACATGATAACACAGAGACTACCCCTGTGTCAAGTACTAATCTTAGCCCAGACCCGGCAGCCCCCCGACCGGAGGCATTCCAGGCGCTCCGGCGGGGGGCGCCCCGGGCGCTGGACCTGCAGCTCCCGGAGCTGGGGCGGCTTCTTGGGCCATCAGCTGCTCCCGATCCCGGATATGCGCCTTCACCAGCTCTTTCACCTGTGGATCTAGGCACTTATACGCCATCGACATCCGGAAGTCGTAGCAGGCGCTGAGCATGTCGTCATGCTTCTCGCCGTCTTCCGGCTTGATGTAGACCAGGGTCCCGGTAGCCTCGAACTTGGAAATCATCTCGTCGAAGATCTCCAGCTGCCTCCGCTGGGCTTGGGTGGTCAAGTCAAACAACCCAGCGATATCATTCAGCTTAAGCATGCCGAGGATGACCTTCATGGAGTACCCAGCTTCCTTCAGGAACGGCATCAACTGCATGATTTCCTCCCGGCGGGAGGTCGGGTCGAGGCTGAAGCTAGCCCCGTAGCGGACGTCTAGGTCGAAGCCATCCGTGATGTCTGCCCCGGAGTAGTAGGCCACCGACAGGGCGCCTTCCTTGCCGGTCACGAGGATCTTCTGCTTGTCGGTCCAATGCTCCTGGACCAGCCGGAGGGCGCCTTTGTACAGCGCCTCGACGTAGGCTTCGTACTTGTTGTATAGGCGGCGCCGGACCATGTTCCCAGCGTTGATCGAGGTCTGCATGGAGAAGCCCGACATCTCTCGCTTGACCTGGCCGAACATGGAGTCGTTCACCCCAGCCAGCTCGGACATGCCCGCCAAGAGCTGTTCCCGGAACTTGTAGATGTCTGGCATCAGCGTCGGGGGGTTAATGAAGTCAGGCTTTTGGCCCCCCGCGCCTTTGATGTTGGCGACTTGCCACGTAGAGTCCGACGGGAGTCCGTCTTGCTCTTCCGCGGCGTCGTAGACTACCATCCGGACCACGCCGTGGGCCTGGATCTGGTCCAGGCAGGTAGAGTCCAGTCGGTTCAGGACATCTTGGAGACGGACCAGGTAGCTGACAAAGCTCCGTCCGTATACTTGACCTGGTATGTCGATATCGGTGAGTGGGTAGTAAGGCAGTGCCGCGTCAGGCGTGGGGTTCGGGGCCAAGTCAGAGAGCAGCTTTCCGCTAGAGAGGAGGAAACAGCGCCGCCCAGCCATGCCGTTCCAGGGGAGCCCCCGCTCGGTGTACTCCCAGACGACCACTCGGCCCTGCGCTTTAGAGTCTCCATCAGCCCAAGCAGCGCTTGCCTTAGCATCTTTAGTGGCTGCATTCTTGAACTCGTCCTTGTGGGCTGGCCATCGGTGACAGGCTTCTTCTTCAGACAGAATGTGACGCTCGAAGACGTAGCGGACGTCTGCCCAGCACCGGGCAGTGTGGTCGATAGCGATGTCCCAGATTAGCGCCGGGCGGATGCGCAGGTCCCCGGACATCACCAGGGTCTTGGCTTGGCGGTCTACCTCGAGGATGTCCCCAGCGTTGGGGTCGTAGCAAGCTTTGGTGAAGCCAGTACCATAAATCCCGACCTGCAGGGTGGTGAGATCCACCTGCTCCTGCGCCAGGTAGCGGCGGCGGATGTGGTTGACGATAGAGTCAGCCACGTCCGCAGCCCGGCGGTCGTTGTAGTCCGCCGATGTGGGGATCGGCATGACTGACGGCGGGTTGGCAGCCATCTGGGAGTGGATGAACCTGAGGTACTTGAACGCGTAGTTGATCGTGAGCCAGGAGTCTCCGACGTCCACGTCTCCGCCTAGAACCTCAGCTAAGGCGTTATAGGACCGAGTGATCTGGTCGTCCCCAAGGCGGCCGTCTCCGAACAAGATTAGCTCGTTGGTCCGCCACTCAGCTTCCCACTGAGACCTATGCTCCAGCGCCGACTTCAGGCGCTTTGGGATTTCCTTCTCAGCATCTTCTTGCGACCAAGACTCAAACTTTAGCATCAGCGCCTCCTAGCTTGTCGGATGGCGTACAGTACTTTGAGCAAAGCGCTGCGGGCCTGCCAAATGCCGAAACACAGTGCGCCGGTCAAGGCTAGGTTAAGCGCAGCGAGGATAACGGTCGCCTCAGCCATTTTGGTCTCCGCTCAAGGATACGAGCGCGAGTAGCTGCTTTAGCTTGCTCGCGCTCTTTCTTAGCTTTCCACTGGGCTCGGATTTCTTGGTCTTGGGTGCGGACGATGAAGCGGTTAGGGGCGAAAGGAGGTAGGACGTCCGCAGCGTATCGAGCGGTGTCCAAGAGGTGGTAGCTGGAAGCATTTAAAATACGTTCACCGCCCGGAGCCCATTCGGCTTTGAGCAGTTCCTCTCCTAAGGCGTCGGCGCCAGGGGTAAGTTTTAGCTTACCCTCTAAGAGCCTAGCATTGAATGCGTCCAAAGTCAAGTGCTTTCGATCGTTCTTTTCGGTGTAGGCCTTCCAGGGGATGCCCCTGCGGGCAGCTTCTTTGTAGAATCCCGCGGGGTTACAGTCGCACCACCGGGTCAGGTGGCCGAGGCCCTGCAGCTCTGCCTCCACCGAATCCAGCAGATCGTAGGCAGCAGTGCCCCTAAAGTACTTAGCCCTAACGGCGTACCACACGCCTGTGCTAGGGCTTTCCCCCCAAACAGTAAGGCCTGCAAGTCCTGAAGCGGCAGGGTCCAGAACAGCCAGATGCCTCCAGCTACCAGCATGGTAGTCCCCAGGCAGCTCAGTGCGATGTAGGTCAGGCAAGTAACGAGTAACTCGGGCGTCGCCTTCCCACCACTCGCCGTAGAGTCGGGCACGGTACTCAGCCTCCGAGGTACACATGGCACGGACCTGAGCTTGGACCTCAGCTTCCTTGCCCTTGAAGATCGGGTTATCTAGCATCAAGAACTTGTGGTACTTGGCGCTGGGGTGCGGCTGGGTCACCAGCCGGAAGATCTCTTGGTTCCGGAGCAGCGGGGTAAACGTAGCATAGAGGCGCCCGCCAGTGGTCAAGGTACGCATCAGCAGCTCGGTGACCAGCCCTGCATGGTCGGGCATTTCATCGAGCCACACTACGTGGGCGGTAAAGGCCTGGACTTTCTCCCGGGCGTTCATCGCATCATGGTGGCTGAGGAAGATGATACGGTTGCCGTTCCGGGTATTGGTCACCCGCTGCAGCATGCCCCCGATGCGGGTCTCTTTGTAGGAGCCGCCCGGCAGCAGCGGCTTGATCTTCTGCGCCCACAGCTCGGAGTCCATCTGCTCGCCGAGGCGGCCAACGACTAGGATCTGCAGCGGCCCCTGCCAAGTTTCCGGGCGCTCCATGTAGGGATGGTTCTCCATGAACCACCAAGCGACCATGCGAGAACCAGCCGTACTTTTTCCTGAGTTGTGGGTAACTAAGCCATTAGCCAAGACGTATAGATGACTAGGATGTTCGACTTCGATGTCGTAGGTCTTAACACGGCGCTTGTTAGCTCCCCACGTAAGGGTCACATGAGTGGCTGAGGAGCGCTTGCCTCCGATGTCAGCAAAGCTATCTTGCCAGCGTTTGTGCGGCGTGACAAGGTGCGGAGTCAGCTCTTTGATAACTAGCCGACTGTCGTGCGGATTTCGCACAACTAAGTTGTAGCAAGGCCCGTTTTTGTACTTAGAGCGCCGATCGGTCTTCCAGACAGGCTGTACGTTCCAGAGCGCAAGCAGAGCATACTCAGCTACCTGAAGTACTTCCTTTGCCTGCATGGTAATGCGTAGCGTTAGCGTATCAGGCCCTACCGTGACTGAGCCGTCTGTATCCACCAAGCCTGCTAGGAAGGCGATCAAAGAGCTGC